TGTCCAAATAATGGTTTAATTTTTTCAATAAGTCAATAGAGCGATTCATTTTTGTTCCACTTTGTTGTTCTATTGGTGACATTCTTGAAACTTTTTCTTCTTCCAAATTTTCTTCAAACTTGCTTCTATCATCAGGGTTTGTAAACAAATACGCTCCTGGTGTAGATGGTGAAGATACCAAATCAAAACAAATTAATTCAAAATCATCTTGTACTTCATTCTGTTCACCAGTCTTTTTTAAAGAACCAACACCACGTGAAGATATACCCAAAGTAACACCTTGTCTTAGCAAGTTTGCTGCTTGGTCACCCTTTGTAGATACAATACCTCTCTCATGGAATCCTGGTGATGTTAGAAGACGTAACTTACCCATAAGGATATGTCCGTCCCACCATATATCATTAATGATGTGAGACACACGGTCAAGGTCAATTAATGATGATTCAGGGTGATTTAATTCTGAAAGAGATGTTCCTTTTTCAATCATCTTTTTATAATTTTCAGATTCACGTTTTAAAATTCTTTCAGGGTACACTCTCCCATTACGGTTTGGTGTATTGTATTTTTGAAGTACGGCATAGAATTCAAAAGGTTTTGAATAATCCAAGAAATTCTTGTGATTTTCCTCAAGCATCTTTTTATTAAATTCATGAGATGGTGACACATATCCTGCATCCATTTCAATCAATATTCCTTTACCTGTCTCGGTAGGTCCTAATATTTTCATACGTATGTTTTAGTAATAAATACTAGGATGCATCTTCTTTGTTCTTTTTAGATAGTGTAAAATCAAAATACTCGTTCTTTTTAAAGTTTTCAATATAAATTTCTTTGGCAATTCTTTTCAATTTATCTTTAAGAATCGTATCTTTGAAATCAACTTCTTGTGATAAAAATAGGGTAATTTCCAAATTCATAAAACTTTTCTTTCCGTAAACAATTCCGCTAGTTCTTAAATCCAAATCAACGATATAATTGTCTTTAAAAAATGTCGGGTCTAATATTTCAAATATTGTATGCTTTATCTGTCTACCAAAATTTGATACTATTCTTTCCCAATTGTCATAACTTTGTTTTGGTGAAACCCAACTCTGTAGATTAAGATAAACTGATTTAAAATTTTTGGAATCAACTGTTCCATAACTCACTTTTGAATTGTTGAATCCTACAATTCGTGATGTTTTTCCTTTTTTCATTAATATTCATGTGTATAAATTGTTTATTGTTAGTAAAAAAATAATCTAATTTGTTTCTATTGTCAAATTTTAACCAACTTTGTATTATTTACTATAATATGTTAAAAGTAAAAATAGACGCAAAAACTCCTTTAGAAAAAGCCTTAAAACAATTAAAAGGAAAGGTAATTAAAACCAAGCAAAATGAAAAGTTAAGAGAAAGACTTCAGTATGAAAAACCATCTGTTACACGTAGAGCACAAAAATTAAAGGCTCAATACGTTGAATCTCAAAAACCTAAAGATTAATTAATATTATTATACAAATTGTATAATTTTACATAATTAATTTTAGAAAACTCTTCACCTTTGATTTGGTTAATAGTTTCCTGTAATTTTTTTATTGTAATATCATCCATAGATTCATTGATATTACTTAAAGAGTGAATTGTTTTTACTTTTAAATCTTCAAACTCTTTTGACAATTCCACATCTTCAGTCATTAATACTTTAGATAAATCCCTTTTAGAATCTTCATCTAAATTTTCAATATAAGAACTAATTTCTCTATTGGCAATATTCATCAAAGTCTCCATTGGTAATTGTATTGCAGTTTTAACTTCAGTAGTCTCACTTAAATTTTTTATAAGAGTTTTTCTACTTTCAACATTCTCCATAATTTTATCAGAAGAGTTGTAAATTAAATTGTCAATATCTTTGTAGTTATTTTCACTTACAACATCTTTAACCCAATATTCAATTTTTTGTGTATTTAATTTTGGTAGAAGTTTTTCTACTTGTCTTAAAGATTCATTGATGTAAGCCTCGGCTAAAGTTTTATCATAACCATTTTTCTTGGATAATTCAGTATAAATATAAAACATTGTACTGGCGTTTTTATTTTCCAACACCAATTTTTTGAAGTTTCTTAACTCCAATTTTGTAGTTTCATTCACATAAGAATTAATCATTAATCCTTCTATTTTGCTAAGTAATTGTCCAAATTTCATATCAATAAATATATCAATCTAATAGTTTTCCTAATTGTTCTTCAATTAGTCCTAATGAACGTTTTCCTTTTTCTAAATCAACTTCATCAACACCATACAAATTATCACGTTCTAAAATGATGTTCATGTTCTTTTTAACCGATTCCGGTGTAACCGCAGTTTCACCTCCTGCTGGTGGTGTTTCACCTCCTGCTGGTGGTGCTCCACCTAAGTCAGCTCCAAATCCACCCATATCACCTCCTTCTGCCGGTGGTGTTTCTGTGGTTCCTGTTGCTGCTCCACCATTACCATATAACTTGTCAATATTATCAAATAATCCTGTTCTTGTTATAACATTAGCAGTATTGGCGATTTCAGCGGCAACTGCTTTTTCAACTCTTTGTTGTTGTAAATCAAGTTTAATATCTTCATCAGAGAAACCAAGAATATGTTTCTTAGCCCAAGTTTGTGATGTTGGAGCAATACCTTCAACAGGTGCAACAGCATCTTTATATAACAACATTTTTTCTTTCCAAACATCTATTGTTAACAAGTCAGCTTGTTTAGATGGGTTTGTCAAACTTAATTGGAATGAATTCAATTCATCTTCAAACCCCAATAAGAATAAGTGAATGATTGCGATTTTGTTAAGTTCTGCAACCATAGATTTTTGAATTCTATTGATTGTTCTTGCAAAACGAATATCTTGTAACGATAAATTTCTACCATCACCAACAACCTCTTCAAATCCCAAGAATGCTTTTGGTATTCTTAACGCTGTTAAAAGTTTCTTTTGAATATATTCAATATCGGCAATTTCAGACAAGTTTGTTGCTCCTGGTAAAGTTTCAATTGGGTTTGGAGCTGCTGGGTCTCTTACAGGTATAAAGAAATCTTGGTCAACCGCCATTTGGTTGAATCTCATATCTACGTTTCCTGTTTGTGGGTCAGTGACTTGGTCTTTCTTAAATTGTTGTGCAAATCTTTGTACGTATGGTTGAATATCCGCATCATCCATATTACCAACGAATACTTTAAATACACGTCTTTCAGGTGCTCTTGATGTTCTATAAACTAACATCGCATCTTCAGCAAGAATTAATTGTTTCCAAATACGTCTTGCTTTTTCCAACATGGCAGTACCATATGGAAGTTTTCTATCATCGCCCAATAATCTAAAGTGAGCAACTTCCCAAGTATTAAATTCTAAGTTTTTGTTTTTCCAAGTAAAAGTTAAACTTTTGGCATCACTATTAGAAGCAACAGCACCACCCATACCAGATGTTGCTCTACCTTTCATACCAACTTCAATACGTTCAATTTCAATGTTTGGTAATTGTAAACAACCAACAATACCTTTTTCAGGGTCCAACTTTAAGAAAACAAAGTTATCACCATATTTTGCGGTATTACGTGTCCACATTGGTAAGTTAGTATTAATATCCAATGCGTTATTAAATAAATCTCCTAATACAGCCTTAATTCTTGGTGAATCAGAATATATTTGTAACATGTATCCGTTTTCATCAACCGTTGTAGATTCTTCAGCATATGTATCCAAAGCCGCAGAAATTTCAGGTGTATACTCCATTGACTCATAATCGTAATATGATGCCAATCTTGTTGGTTGATAATAAATTGCTTGTGAATATAAATTATTTTCAATTTTGGCCCATTGACTTGAGATATAATGTGTTTGACGAGCTTGTAATTTTTCTTTCTCGTATTCAGCTTTATCCGTAGTTCTTAATAGTTCTTTCTTATCAAACTTATAAGTGGGAATATCTTGACCCAAAAGGGAATTCGGTCCAAGTTGTTGGGACAATCTTTGCCATATCGTCAGGTTCTTTTCTTCCATGTTTAAAATTTAAATCAATACTAATATTTATCAACGCTTGATTCCGCCGAATACCCATAAATAGTCTTGATAATCCTTTTGTGTTGGTTGATTTTGATACGCAATGTTTGATTTATAGTTTGTGTTCGGAATTGAGGGGTTAAAGTATTGTTCTTTTGGTGGGTCATAAGAAGTAACCTGCCAAGATTCCAACATAGTTTTTGCCTGTTCTGTAACCTTTGTGAGTTGTGAAAAAGATGAATCAGATACATATACAGCCATCGCCAATGACATAATTAAGTCATCATGTTGTCCTTTCATGTGGTCAGGTCTACCATTAATATAAACAAACGTATTCATTTCATTCAATAATCTTGATGAATGAACTTTCAATCCATGTCTTAAAGTTTCTTCAAGTGCTGCAATAATTTGAACCCTTTTGTTGTTAAAGTTAATACCAGGTATTTTCTCGGCAGCCTTTGGGTCATACTTCCATTTGTTTCCAAAATCAACACCATCAACATATAAATCTTTATATCCCAATTCTTGAAGTTTCCTTGCTGTTGCAACCCCCATACCACCCGTGATATCAATTACTATAAAACAATTGTACATATTACCCCATTTGTAGGCAATTTCAGCCAATACATCAGGAGGAAGTTTTCCAATATATTCCGCAACTTGTTCCCTTTCATCAAAATCATAAATTTGAAATGTTGAGTAATCTTCCGAGTCTCCACGAGAAACGTCCACACCCATAATATATCTGTGTCCCATTTCAGGTTCTTTCCATATCCAAAGTCCACCACCCATCATTTTATTCATGGGTTCTTTAATCATATTATCAGTAATATTTTTAATTAAGTTAGAATCAAATACGTTATCACCTGAACCCAAGAAATTACATTCCAATTCCTGAGAAACCTTACGTTTGTCATACTTAAGTTTTTTAACCATCGCCTCAAACCAAGATGAACATGGTCTATAACCTAAATCAAAATAAGCTTTTAACTCGTCATAGTTTCTTTCATATGGGTCACGACCTGAAAAATCAACAATTCTATCGGCAGTATACTCATCACGGTTTAATAAATAATGAATAATTTCATCAGTTTTAACCAAATATAAATCTTTTGTATATCGGGGGTCACGATACCAATACATTTCTGTAATCTTGAAATCATTCATCCCACGATTGGCTTGTTCGTAAATTTCATAGTAAATTGGGTCATATCCGTTTGGTGTTGATACAACAACAACTTTACCACCCGTAGATAATG